AGACAATAGTCCAGCTGCAGGTTCAGTAGATAGATTGATAGAGTTCTTCCAAAGAGATAGTAATGTAGGTAAACTATTAGATGCTAGTGAAACGGGAGGTAAGATAGTTTTTGGTGCAGGAGGCTCATTCTATAATCTACCTAACCCTACTATTACAGATAAGCTTCTTAAGGAAATCAATGAGTCTACTACAATCACTAGGGTTGAAATATTCCCTCAATCTTCTGACAGCAGTGATTTGCATTACCAATATTCCGTAATCTCAGGACTCTTAGAAGGTGTAAAATACGCTAATTTATCCCTCGCAACCACTGGAGAATTTGGAGGAAGAGTGGTTGATTCTAACCAGGGAGGAAGTCTTCTATCTAAAGCAGCGGAGGCTAATTACAACGCAGGAAAACTGAAACTTCACTTACCTGACTACACAATAACTTATAATCAACTTAAGAACTTTACTACATTATTCCATAAGGGAGAAGTATCTAGTAGTACGGATTTAACTATCACAGCAGGTAGAATGTTTGCTAAAGAATCTACTGACGGATCTAAGAATAACCTTATGCCGATTAGTAGTATTAGCATCGCTTTACCTAATTACGTGGGAATCGAAAACTTATCACTTAAAGAAGATGAAGATTGGAGTGGGTTAACTAGAATAGAGGTAACGGCAGGTAATAGTTCAGATTTTACTGGATTGTTTAATTATATAAACTCTGCTCCAGCGAGCCTTAATTCTATCACACTTCAAATTGATACAACTAAACAAGATTACTATGGAGATAACAATGCTGAGTTAAAGGTTAAACTACCAGCTTGGGTTACTTCCGATAAGATTGAGGATATTGGATTTACAGGATCAACGCCTAAGGGTAAAATGGAGCTTACTCTAGAATACCCAGGAGTGCTTGAATTCTCTAAGTTTAAGTTCAAGGAAAATCAAAATGACGTAATTAAAGTTCCAGCTGACCAAGTTGAGAATTATAAAGCTGCTTCAGGATGGTCTACGATGGCTAACAAAATACAAGCAATCTAATAAAATGATAAAGAGATTAATAAGCGGACCAATAGCTTTACTTGCATCCATAGTTATAGCTACAATACTTTTACCTGTAGGATTTATTTACACTATAGGGAAGTATGCTAAGGAGTGTAAAATTAATCCGTTTCTAACCATGCTTAAGAATTTTGGACTCAGTATACTTTTTGTGATATCTTATTTATGTATGAGAGTAGCTGTAGCCATTGATATCTTAGGTAATGTAATAGCAGGGGAATTCCTAGAAGACTTTATAACCTCTAAGGAAGACACCCTATTTTCAGACCCTAACTTAACTATTTCATCTTCAACAGGTGCTTTAGAGATAGAAGGGGAATTGAATGAAACTGGTACTTGGTTCTCTAAAATATTAAGTAAAGTTCTAGGTGAAGATAACCACGCTATACTCTCTTACGCTCACTATTTAGAGTCAAAGAAGTTAGATGCTAGAATTGAAAACTTAACTAGAGAAGAACTGATAGAACTGGTTAAAAATTTGAAAAACGAAAATTAAACCCAGGAGTACAATGAGACGAAAGATTTTATTCAGAGGTAGTAAGTACTTCGCAGAGATGATCGATAATACTAAGAAATCAGACGGAGGTAATATCACGATCAAAACACTAGAGGGTAGAGTCGAAGCTGAGGGACTTAAGTATTTTAATTGGTACTTTGATGGGAATCTTTCAGTAATAGAGTATAACGGTCTTCCTAAACTTTATAAAGAGGGAATACCACACCAAATGACTCTAGAACTCTGGGATAGTAAATTAGCTAAGGTAACTGACCCTAGAGAAGCTTTAGATGTATTCTTAGGTTACTCTCCAACACGTGAGCCAGAAGGATTAAATGCACGTTACGAGGATAGACAAAGACTCATCAGACAGCTTGACAAGGGTATGGACTTAGAAGATATTAAAGCTGACAATATAGAAAGGGAGAAAAAAGAGGAAGAAGCTAAGGCAATGGAGGAACAACAGCAACAAGGTCCGCCACCAGGAGAAGAGGGTTATCCGCCAGAAGAAGAATATCAAGAAGAAGGAGGAGAACCAATGCCGCCACAGGGAGAGGGAGAGGAACAGCCGTCAGAAGGAGAAGAGACAAGACCACAATCATTATATTTGAAAAGGGTCGACAGCATAGGAGATGGCAGAGAACTTTTCGAGTATCCAGACGGGGCACAAATCATACTAGGGCCAGAGACATTTGTTCCAGTTGTAAATTATAATAACCAATCCTCAAATATAAAACCTAATCATAACAGCTTAATTAAAGAACTCAGAAAAATCTATAAGGATGCAGACTTCACTTTCACGAGCTTGTTTGACATTAATGCAATAGAGGTAAGAGGAGAGTCTGTAGCAGATTATCAAGAGGAAATTTTAGAAACAATAGAGGAACTAGATCCAGGTTTAGAACCATACGTATCGACGTTATTAACAGATACACTGGTTATTAGACTTACAAACGATGTTATAGAATTCTAAAGTTAAACAATAAAGTGACAGCAGGGGTTCGCCCCTCGTTGTCCAATATGTAAATGAATGGAGCTTATGGGAATATCAAACCACCCAGCAAGAAGTAAGAAGCCCGAAGACGAGCATTTAACAGATGAAGAACTAAGGGCTAAATATGGAGGATGGCTAAACGACCCTTTCTCTAACGATGATGTAACAGATGAGATGAAAGCATTAGCTAAGATACTCGGCTACAGAAAACTACCACCTAAGATCAGCACCTATTTAATGGATAATGACTACTTAGGGCTTAAAGAAACAGGGATGTCAGGTAAGGCTTTATACCCAGCGTGGATGCCAGTACTTGAAGATATATTCCCAACAAGATTACACATTGGACACCCTATAGTTACACTTTCATGTGCCTTAGGTTGCGGGAAGTCTACGGTTTCAACTATTATGATGTCGTATGTAGAGTGTAGAATAAACCACCTAGACAACCAAGATTTTATAAGGGGGATGACAGGTAAAGAGATGGTTATGGGGCTGGTTCACACAAAGATGGAGAAAACGATATCCGACTTTAAAGAACCACTAGCAACTATCAAAGAACAATCACCTTACTGGAAATCTGGAATGGTATCGCACAATATACTAGACTACAAGATTGGTGGGGAGAGAAACATTAAATCAATTCTAGGGGGTGACCTTATTTGTGCAGTACTTTCGGAGGTAAACTTCTGGGATAATTACGCTAGAGCTAAAGGTGCCATTGAATCACTAATAGGAAGGGTTACCGGGCGTTTTGGTCATGTTAGAAAATACTTCACTTTAATTGTACTCGACTCATCACCATCAGAATCAGGAGTATCGGTAGTTAATGACTTTCTATCTACAAACCCTGATATTTATAATGTAGAAATGAGTGAGTGGAAAGCTAAAGAACATTTACCAGGACGTTATTTTGTTGAGGGAGAGTTTTATGTTTACTGCGGAGACCAGATGAATGACCCTTTTGTGTTTCCAGATAGTTTTAAACCAGAAAACCTTGACCCTAAATTCGATAAAGATAAAGTCATAAGAGTACCAGAAGAGCTTAGAGTACCTTTCATGAATAACACTGCAAAAGCTTTAAGAGACCACGCAGGAGTTACACATGAACTAGGAGGAGGGTATTTCTTTAAGGACAAATCTAAGTTATCTCAAGTATTCAACCTTCCGCATTTAAATAAAGATGTAATAGAGGTGGATTTTTATGATAATGAGGACAGGATATATTCACAACTTGACACCTCACTATCTAGAATACCAAAAAATAAAGTAGTATATGTAGGACTCGACTTAGCAACTTCAAACGACTTAGCGGGTATAGCGATTGGATATTTTGACGAGTATATTTATCCTTTCCCTAATAACCCTAAGATGAAAGAGCCTACATTTATAATCAATACAGTATGCGGGATAGGAAGAAAGCCAGGACAGGAAACTTCACTCGCTAAAATAAAAGACCTGATAATGGAGCTAAATAAGAACTATGAGATTGGAGGAGTAAGTTGTGACCAGTTTCAAAGTAAGCTCTTAATGCAGGAATTAGAACACTTAAAGATACCGACAAAATACATTTCACTAGACAGAACAGATGTAGGGTATAACAACTTAAAGAACACAATTTACACTAACAGAATAAAGATACCAAGCTCTAAGTGGCTGAAGAATGAACTAACCTACTTACAATATATAGACGGGAAGATAGACCACATCTCTAACGCTAATTCAGGAGGTTCAACAGTAGCTGGGGGTGGTAAATTTAGTAAAGACCTTGCTGATGCCGTAGCTTCCTGCTTGCTTAATATGTCAGAGGATTTAGAACATGCAGCATCACTATCACTCAAATCATCCATGGGCAGACAAATAGACATGCTTCAAGGGTTGTATGCAAAGGATAGTGTTCAGGAAGATAAAGCTAGAGCAGCGCAAGTAAGTTTGATGCAGAATATATTTTAGAGATATGATAGAAGTAACAATTAAAGCTAAGAGAGATAGTGGATTTAAGCTACACTCTAAAAGCTTCACAAAGGTATTCTCTAATGATGATAATTCCGTACAATACACTTTCAGAATAGATGATAACAATAAAGAAGAAACGGTTAGAATGCTTTCCGATTCCCTTGGGTTAGACTTCCATCCAAAGAAAGAGTGTATGGTGATATTACATGACGAGATTGCCGATTCACCAGATGACGTCAAAGATAGCTACAATAGATTGATGTCAAAATTAGAGGAATACGGATATTAATATGGAGTTCAAAAAATACACAGACGAAGAGATAACCGAGCTTTTAGATAGCGGAGAAGCAAAGGTTGAAGACAGAAGATTTTCCTCTAACGTTGACTCTGAGACTGAAATGAGACGAATCCTTAAGAGTGAAGACTTTGAAGAAAACGAAGCAGAGACAAGAGAATTTGCCAGTGTAAACTTAAATATGAAGGCGATTATTGGATACATGAGCATGGACGTTAAGAATCAGTTTAGGTTCCTCATGATGTCCGTTAGAAAGTATGTTAGAAGCCTTAAACCAGATACAGCACAGAGCGAAATTAATACAGTTGTCACATATGTTTCTTCAGAGCTAACTAGGATGATAATGCTCGCTAAGAGTCAGATGTCACAATCAGGAGGAAATTTAAACACTATTCTGGGACTTTCAAGAGCGGGTTCAGGAGAGATTACTAGAATAGGTATGCAACTTTCAAAATTAATCAATAAGGCTAATCACGGATCAAATGGAGTCCTGCCACGAAACCTCACATCTCAAATCCAACAATACTACACTTTATTAGTTAATGCGATACTTGAGAAATTAGGAATAGATAAGTTACAAAGAGGAGGAGGACAACCTATAGTAAGTGGACAGCTACAAGATAGAGTTATTCTACAGTCTTTATTAGAAGGGGACAACTTACCAGAAGAGGATAATGCTATAGTGGTAATTGATGAACCGAAGAAACCAGCAAAAGTAGTAGGAATAGATGAGACTACAGAGTTTTACATTAACGACCTCGACAGTGATGATTTAGATGTAGTAGAGGAGTTTATTGAGAATTTAGATGTAGGAGCCTATTCAATGGATTATGACAACGGGCTTCTTAAGGTATCATTCTTTGACGCTATGCCTGAGGAAAAGTTAAGCCTATTCAAAAGATTCGTAGAGGACAGTGAAAATTAAATAACAAATTAAGTAAAATATTAAAACAAACCATTATAATGAGTAAATACATGAAAAGATACTTCAGTGAGTTGAATGACGGTACGGTTATCATCCCAGCTGAAAATATCTCTGCAGATCAGTTAGAGGATATCATTGATGAGGCTGCAGATAGAGTAGAAGAAGAAACAGGTTCAAGAGAGTTTGCTTCTTTATATAGAGATAACTTCGCAATGAGACTATTCTCTGAAATCGAAGAAAAAGCTAATGAAGGAGGGGAAGTTGATATCGATGCTGCTGCTGAAGATGCACTAGAAGATACAGCTGCTCAAGTTGAAGAGGCTGAAGAAGCTGAAACTAAAGCTCAATCTTTATACTTAGCTGGAATTGAAGCAGGTAGAAGAATGTTCGCTGAAGAATTAGAAGATATTGAAGGAGATATCGAAGAGGAGCAAGAAGAAGTTAAACAACAAGCTTACTTAGCAGGAATCGAGGCTGGTAGAAGAATGTTCTCTGAGGATTTAGATGATGTTCTTGAAGGTGATGTTGATGGAGACGAAGATGAAGTAGAAGCTGTGGTTGTTCAATCTAAACTTGCTAACACTTACTGGAATGTATGGACTAGAACTTTCTCTGATGCTAAGGCTGAAGGTGCTTCTGACCAAGAGGCTGCTGCTGAGGCTACTGAAGAGGCTTCTCTAGCTACTGACATTGCTGATGAAACAAGTGAAGACGAAGAAGCTGAAACTAAAGTACAATCTTTGTTTAACGCTAACCCATACCTAGGAGCATTCGTAAGAGCGTTCTCTGAGTCTAAAGAAGAGGGAGCTAATGACGAAGAAGCTACAGTAGAGGCTGCAAAAGCTGCACTTGACGAAGCTGGAGTTCCTAACGCAGAAGTTGCTGATGAAGAAGTAGAGGCTGTTAAAGTTCAATCTTACATTAGAGCGTTCTCAGATGCAGGACTTGAGTTCACAGGAGAAGATTTAGCTGACTTAGATCCAGAATTAGGAGGTCAAGAATTGTTAGATTTCCACCAAGAGACTGAAGATAAAGCTGAGGAAATCGCTGCTAACGTAAACGAATTGTTGGATGAGAATGGTTTTAGATTAGAGCCAAAAGCTGACGTTTCAGGGATTAATGAATTGATTTAATAATAGAAAATATAGATTAGAATACAGACATGAGATTCGGAATTAATACAAATACAAATACATCTGCTAGCTACTTCTCTGAGGTTAAGAGTGATGCAGGTTTGATGAGAAAGTTAGCTAGCTCTTCATTGAGTTCTAACGACCTTACACAAAGATTGGAGGCTTACCAAAAAGCTTTCTCTAACTTAGACGCACATACAAGAACATTCTCTGGTACTACAGGTCTAAACCAATTAGGAGGACTTACAGGACAAGAGTTCGTTGATGTAACTGTTGCTGCTATGGTTAAGTCTATCGTTGGATTTATCGCAGTAGAAAGAGGTATGGAACAGCCTAGACAAATGTTGGCATTCCTTGACCTAGTAACTGTAGGGAACGACGAAACTCCAATTCCTGCTGATAAAACTGTTACTGGTACTTTAGCTGGACAAACTAGACAAGGTGATCCATCTGTAGTAGCTAGAAACATCGGTAGAGACATGGAGTACGACACTGTTTCTGGTCACTGGAGATCTAATGTAAATTCTGCTCAACACGTAGCTACTTTCGACGGTTCTGCTACTGATGAGATTTCTTACATGGATGCTAAAGGTGCGTTCGTTCCAGGTAGCTTGGCAATCACTATTACTGAGTTTGATGCTGCTACTAAAGTTGTTAAAGATACATTTGTAATCACTGACAACGGACAAGGAGAATTATTGGCACCAGCTGGTAGAGTTAAAGAAGGTTCAGTAAATTATAGAAATGGAGCTATCAAAGTTAAATTGGGAGCTAACATGACTACTAACCACAAATACTCTATTGAAGTTGCATATGATACTCCAAGAAAACCAATCAACAGAGTAAAAGATCAATTAGGATACTATGAACTTAATGCTTTCCCTCAATCAATTGTGGCTGAGCATAACATGGTTTCTAATATCGTAGCTAACAGATCTATGGGAATCGACTTGAAGAAAGTTCTTAAGCAGAGAGTAATGGAAACTTACTTGAAACTTATTAACCAAACTGCAGTTGAGGCTCTTAATGGATACAGAGGAAACACTATATCTGTAGACTTGTCAGGTCACTCTATTAAGCTTAATGGTATGGATCAGTTCATCTACTTGTTCCAACACGCGCTTACTCAAGTTGACACTGAATTAGCTACAAGATCATTTAAATCAGTTAGATCTTCTGCTTACGTTGTAGGTATTAGAGTTGCTGAGATCTTCAAAACAGCTAAAGTTACAGGTGCTTTCGTTGAAAATAAAGAATCTGCTTACGTTGAAGACTTGATCGGTTACTACAATGGAGTTCCAGTTATCCAGTCTCTTCACGTTAAGCCGTTCGAAGGATACGCTATCCACAAAACTGCTGACGGACTTATGGCTCCAATCGCTAGAGGTATCTTCTTACCAGTTAACGATTTGCCAGAGGTAGGAAACTTCAATAACCCTACTCAGTCTGCTTCAGGAATCTTCTCTTATGAAGGAGTTAAATTCTTGACTAGCGACTTAGTACAGAAATTTGAAGTTACAGTTCCAGCTGGATACAACACTATCGCTACTGCTGCTCAGAAAACACAACTTCAAGGTGGTTCTGGAACTTGGCAGGAAGCTATCTACGGACAATAAGAAAATTAAGTTTAGTAGAAATAGAAAGGGTAAGGATGAGGGTAAAACCTTATCCCTGCTCTAACTGAAAATGAATTATAATTATGAGTGCAATCAGAACTTTCGCAAATCTAGTTTTTGGTTCATCTCCTAATATGACTTCTTGGGGTGCTAGACAGGGTTCGCCTTATGCTCCAGTGCAGTCAAATATCATCTCTCCAGGGTCATATAACAGCTCTGTAGGGGGAGGAGTCGATGCCAATAAAATATACTCGATAGTTGGAACGTCACTCACACGATATTTAGAAAGGATAGATGAACTTACGTCTTACTTAGAGTTTCACATTACTAAGACCTCGATTGACGTTATAAAGGACGCGTTAATGGAGCTTATTATAACTGACAACCCTAATATTATTTCACTCCCAGATGACCCAGAAGCAGAAGCTGACATCAATAGAATACTTAACGAGATGCAGCTTATAAAACATATTACATCGGACATCTCAGAGCTTATTTATTATGGGAGCTACAGTTATGCTATGGAACTCTCTGCGGATAAGAAAACATGCAAGCTAAGGTATTTAAAGAATCCAACAAAGGTAATATCAACATGGAAAGATTCTAAACTCGATTCATACTTCACCTACGATATGGCTGGAGAGATGCACGAGTTTACTAAGGATCAAATATTTTCCATCTCTACCTACGATTATAAGCTTGAGTTTGATGAAGATATATCCACAGACAGATTAAAACAACTTAATGCAGAGATAGAAGGAGAAGAAGCAGTAACGAAATTAAATGTAGAGAGGGAGAGAGAACAGAAAATAATTACCTCTTATGATAAACGTTACTTAGCTGGGACACCTCTATTTGGATACATTACAGGAAAGATTAAGGAGTATATATTAAAAGACTACCTATTATCCATTCTATCTATCAAAGACCTTATTCAACCTATTATCTTACTTGTGGGGCTTGAGAAGACAACAGCTTTAGAGGAGGGTGTAGACTTAACTCAAAAAGTAGAATCTCTCATCAACAAGAACTTAGATATGTCATTCATGGAGGCTAAAGGATTATCAGTAAAAGATCTAGCCATGTCTCTAATTGATAATATACGAGTTCTCCCTGATTATGATAGTAAGCTTGCCGGAATGACTGACCTTAATTTAGATAAGATTTCCGAGAAGATAGATAGAATAAGAATGGACCAACAAACTATCAAAGAAGACTTAATTAACGCTATTGGATTACCGCCAGACTTATTTGAAGGTAGGGCGTCTAGATGGGAGTCAATTAAGATGTCACAGAGGTTTGAAAGTAAAGTCAGCTACTACGTGGATATGATAAATAAAAGTGTAGTATTATTAGCTGAGAATTTGTATGATAGATTAAAGTTAAGTAAAAAGCTGGATATTGAAGGGAAAATCACATCTAACTTAATGGATACAGATTCACTAGAGTACACTAAGAAAGTCGCTAGAATGGATACCTTAGCTGAATCAGTGAATAGAATAGCAGACTTAGCAAATATAGTTTCAGGATTAGAGCAGAACCAATTAGTGGAAATCAAGGCTCTTAAGGAATATATTAAAGAGGGGGTTAAGAAGTTTAATGACCCAGCTATGGCTAAGATGATAAATCCAGATAAGAAACCAGTGATGGACGCATTCGGCAACCCGCTTCCTGACCCAGATGACCCAATGAGTGGTATGAATAATGGAATGATGGACGACGGAGGGTACAATCAACCTTATTAATAGATTATAGAAATGAAAAGAACAAACAAATTTAAATACAACAAAGAAAATACACTATCTAGACTCTTTGCTCAGAATAGAAGACGAAACCCTAGACATGACGAAGACGAAGAGGAGGATGACAGAAGAGAGTCTCATGGTGGAGCTGGAGCAGCCGCTATGGGATTAGGAGCTGCAGGTTTAGGACTAGCTGGACAAGGTTTATCAGCTTTAGGAACAGTTCAAGGAGTTCACGAGCAAGGCAAAGGTATTAAAGGGTGGTTTGATAGAAATAAGCGAAGAAAAGAGGACTATAAGAAGTTTGGTGGTGATGAGAAGTTAATGGAGAGGAAGAGAGATCAAGCTTATCGTCTTTCTAAAACCGCTAAGAATTCACAGCAAGAAGCAGCTTTAAAACATAGAGAATCTGAAATATCTGACTCACTAGAATGGGCTAAGAAGAGAAACAATTATAAGAGAGATATGGCTAAGCAAACTTCTTGGGCAGGTAAAGGAGCTACTTGGGCTAAACACAATCCAATGAAAGCGGGACTAGCGGCAGCAGGAGTAGCAGCGGCAGCAGGTGGAGCTTACTACATGTGGAAGAAACGTCAAGAGGAAAAGAAAAGAAAGCAGAGAGAAAGAGAAGCTCAGACTAGACACCAAAGTAGATTAACTAGTAGAATGTTTGGTAGCTTAAGTTCTTTAATGTCAAAATCAGCTACGAGAGGTTTAGGTAAAGGCCTTAGAAAGTTCCCAAAAATAAATAAGGGTTTAAGAAAATTTCCAGGAGCTAATAAAGGTTTAGTAAATTCTAATGGAAGGAGCCCTTGGGGTGGGATAGTTAAAAAACCTAAGCAAGTGTCTTTTGTTGGGGCTAGTAAGAATGCAAAAATAAATGACATTAAACCTGCATATAATTACATTCAAGGAAGAAAAAGCTACAAAGATATAGTTACGACACCAAAAACTCCATCTAAATTCGGAACAGCTTCTAAAATCAATAGCACTTCAAATACTTCTAGAAATTCTGCAAGATTAACTCAAAATAAAGTAAACAATGACCACAATGCTTTCAAACTTCACGATGATAGAATGAATGCTAGAAAGGCTAAGGAGAGGAAAGCTGAATTAACTAATAGAAGAGAAGCTAAGCAGAATGATCAAGCTAGAAGAGACTTAGCACAGAAGAAAGCTCACGAAAGACAAATAGGACACAAGGAACAGAAGGTAAGAGATTTAGCTAAACAAACTGAAAATCTTAAAACATCTGGATCTGGGGTATTTAGTCATGAGTATAAACAGTCTAGAAACGAACTTCGAAATGCTAACATAGACCTTCATAACACTAAATACAAAGATAATAAAGTTGGAGATTTAGTAGCGAGAGCAGGGGGTCTTAAGAAGTTTGATAAGAACGGAAACCTTAGATGGGGTAAAAAGAGATTAGCATTAGCAGGTCTTGGAGCGGCAGCAGCTTACAACATGATGAAGGATGACGATGATAAATAGACGAAGACGAAAATTAAATAACATAACAACACGACTTTTCGGACTTATTGGTAATTATCAAGCAGGACAAACAGTTTCAACTACAGGGAAAGAAGCTTTAGGAAATAGACTACCATCAACACAGGAGTTATTAAAAGATTCTAAAGTTTACGTCCTTATTCGAAAAGATATAGATGGAAACTGGAAAACACCTAGAAGACTCAGAGGGGCATCTCCGAACGAGGTAATGAACGAAAGGAGAATGCTAGAGAATAAAGGAGAAAGAGTTCAGGTGAGAGGTCCTATGGATGAAGCTAAAGCTGAGACTATTTACGATAATTACAAGAGACAGTACGAAAACGCAAAGTGGAGATAGATATGAACAAAAATGACAATAAGATAGAGTCTGACAAAGAGTTTAAAGTTATGCTACACTCTAAGATGAAAGAGATACATGGAGATAAATACAATCCAGAAGTAACAGAGAGAGTAGCTAACGGACTAATTGAAAGATATAACGGAAACTATCCAGCTATGGTGAAGGCAGCGTTTAGTAATAGTGAGACCAGAACTCAATCTAAATTAACACTAAGAACTAAATTATTTGCTGATTCTCCTTCGCTAGGTAAGTGGATGGCTGCTTCGATTGCGGTTGGAGTTGCTACCCCTATTATCACTCAATTAGGATTATATGCTCTGGATTTCTATTTAAATAAGCATAAGACTCTAAAAGATTTGAAGGAACAAGATACAGAAGAGGTTGTAAAAGACTTCCTTAGATCAAATAGAGGGGTTAGGGCTTCAGAGGATTCAATTAGAAATGCATCTGAGTCAATGAAGGATTTCTTACAATACCAAGCTAATCGTAATTATGGTCCGTACAAAGATCAAAGAGATATCCTAAATGAACAGATTGCAGGTAATACTCGATATAAGATGAATCAGAGAAACCTACGATAGGACTATGAGAATAAGGACAAAACTCTTCGCATCTCTACTAACTACTACAATAGGCGCAGGTATAGGAGGCTCAATAGGACGAATGGCTGGAGGTTTTTTAGCTAAGTCAGAAGAACAAATAAGAGCTGAACACCCTGAATGGACTAAGGAAGAAGTAAGGAATGAATATAGAAGACTGGTAGAGAAAGCTAAAAGACACTCAGCTGCTTATGGTTTTGCACTAGGTTCTCAAAATAATATACTAACATCAGCTGCACTTGGAGGGGCTACTGGAAGGTTTGTAATAGAGCCTGAAAGAAAATACATAGAAAGAGTAATAGCAGTAAATCCAACAATAACAAGGAGACAAGCTGAGTTAATGTATGAGAAAGAGAAGGATAGTAGAGAAGCCTTGGGTGCATTTATAGGTGGAGCAGGATCTCTTTTAGTTAAACATGCACAGAACGAATATAAGAAGAGTAAAAATAATAATAACCAAGAAGTAAAGAAAAAGAGAAGATGGTTGTTTTAAGAACTAAGTCATTCGCTTCTGTTTTGGGTACTGGACTTGGAGCTGGAGTAGGTAGATACTTGGGAGGTAAATTCTCAAAGGATATTGAAACTATTAGAGCCGAGAACCCAGATTGGACTGAGAAGGAAGTAAGGAATGAATATAAAAGATTAAGAAGCAGGGATAAATCTAAAGGCATGGCTTATGGAGCAGCTATAGGGTCAAAATCAAGAACTATAGGAGGTGCTGCTTTAGGCGGTGTTCTAGGTAGATCCCTAATAAAGTCTAAAGATCAATATATAGAAAGTAAAATGGCATTAGATCCAAGCTTAAGTAGACGAGATGCTGAACTTATGTATGAGAGATATTTAGATAGAAAAGAAAAACAAGGAGCTACTATAGGGGCTGTTGCAGGTTTCCTAGGAGGTAGAGCTTATGATAAATTTAAAAAGAAGAAATAAACATGGGCCTAATATTTAAAACAAGACTTTTTGCTGACTATACAAATGCAGAGAAGAAATATATAAGTGGAAGTATAGCAAGAGAAGCTGCTGGTCATGGATTGGTGGGAGCGGGGGTTGGTTACTTGGGTGGAAAATTAGCTGGAAAATTAGCTACCCCTAAGAAAGAAATATTTATAGAAAAGTACCTTCAATCAAACCCAAAAGCCACAAAATCTGAAGCAGAAATAGCATACAAACAGAGATTAGCTAAATTCAATAAAGTAGGTGCAATTACTGGCGGAGTATTAGGAGCTGGTGTGGGAGCTTTTGCAGGGAATCGTATAGGAAAATCTAGTGTTGGAGCTAATAGAGATTTTAATAATACACTAAAGAATCTGAAGGAACATGCGAAAGGGGAAAGAGAAGCTGCAGAGAAAGCTTTTAAGAACATCCTCCCTTAATGAAAAAAAAAATAATAAATAACAAATTAAATAAAAAGATACAGATATGTCATTAGTATTTAAAACAAGAGTGTTCGCTGAAGGTAAGAAAAAGTCAAACATCTTCAAGAACTTAGGGAATAACATCAAATCAGGTGCTAACAAAGTAGTTAAACTTCCATCTAAAGGAGCTCACAAATTATTCGACCTAGCTGAAGGTAAAAAAGCTGGTTCAGGTAAATTCGCGTTAGGTGCTGCTGGAGCGGTACTAGGAGGTGGAGCTGGAGCAGGTGTTGCTGGAATCACTCTTAGAGGTCTTAAAGGTAGACTTAGAGAAGCTAACCCTACTTGGTCTGATGAAAAAGTACAAGCTGAATACGACAAAATTAAGAAGAAAAGATTAGCTATCGGTGCTGCTTTAGGTGCAGTTGCTGGTGGTGGACTTGGAGCTTATAAAGGAGTTCAGTACGGAAAAAGAAACAAGTAATTAAAACAGTGAGGGCTTGAGATATAGCTCTCCTTACTGTAAATGAATCGTTAAGCATGAAAAGAGCAGGGTTAAGAAAGTTTACTGACAATATAGAGTTCAGCTTTCCGCCAAAGAAGAGTGTAGTTGAAGTAGTTAAAGATAAAGGTTATAAAGAGAAACTACTAAGAAACTCAAAAATAGGGTCTAACATTGGAATAGCTTTAGGTTCACTTTCTGGAATGGGCTTAGGTTCTATTTTGGGGAATAAGTTAGCTGGAAATAAAGAGAAGCAAATTAGCAAGTACCTTAAAAACAATCCAGATAAGACCAAAGAAGTAGCAGAGCTTATATTCAACAAGAAGAAAGATAAGTATAAATCAATTGGTAGAGTTTCTGGAGCTATTTTAGGAAGCATTGGAGGTTACTTAGCTGGCGACTCAATTGGAAAGAGATTAACAAAAGAAAATAACTAAAATATAATGAAAAACGTAATACTTAAAACAAAATATTTCTCTGATAATATAGCTAAGAAAGTAGTAGGTAACACTGCAGGGGCTTTTGGAGGATTTACTGGAGCTACATTAGGTGCAGGAGCTGGATATGTAGGAGGTAGACTTGCTGGTAAACTTGCTGTAGGAAATAAGGAGGACTTCATTCAAAAATACTTAGGAAAACACCCACAAGCTACGAGGCAAGAGGCTGAAAATGCATATAAACAAAAGAGAGGAACATTCAATAAAATAGGAACATTAGCAGGAACTGTTGGTGGAGCTATTGGGGGATTTAAAGCTCTAAAAGGAGGTGCAGGTAAATTAATGGGAGGTAAAAAATAAGACCATGGATAAAATTATTGTGATTAAAAGCCAAGACGACGCTAAGAACTATCTAATAAATAAAGTTAAACCCACAGACTTATCAAATAGAGTAGGTCAAGCTATAGGTTTAGGATTATTAGGTGGAACTTTAGGAGCAGGTTTTAGTAAGGTTAGAAAAGAGCCGATCAATAAAGGACTACTAATAGGTGGAGCTTTGGGTACCTTAGGGGGATTCCTTGCTAAACCAAGTCTTACAGAGGGAGATAATGAAAGAGTAGCTAGGGGTGTATTATCTGGAATTAAAAAATACTATGTAATCGCTTCACTACCTTCAGGACAAGTTTTCTTAGAGGATTATTCAAATGTAAATGAAGCTAAAGGGATTGCAGATAAATTAAAACAGTCAGGACACAAAGCATTCGTAGTTACTCCAGAAGAATTTAACAAGGGAGTAGAAAATAGACAATTCGGATTTTTAGATAACTTTAGAGGGACTTCTTCAGGCAAGGATTTTCAAAGAGGAGTTATGGAGTACGGAAAAGCTAATAAGAAATTCATGGACTCTGTTGACCTTAAGAAGTTACCAAAAGAAGCTCAGGATGCAATTAAGAAAGATATACTAACAGCTGGTCAAAAAGAAGTTATTAAGGAGAAAAGAGCCTTAGGACAATCTATTGGTGCAATTGGAGGTATAGCTGCAGGTGGAGGCCTTGGTTATTTATTAGGAAAGAAGATAGCTGGACTTAAGAGTGAGGAGGCTTATATCAAAGAATATCTATCTAAACACCCGGGAGCTAAGGAGAAAGACGCAAAAGAAGCTTACAAACAGAGATTAGCTAAATTCATGAAAGTTGGAGCTAATGTAGGTATGGCTGCTGGTGGTGCTCTAGGAACTCAAATAGGAGATAAATACGGTAGAAAAGCTGGGATTAAAGATGCTAGAGGATTATCTAATGAGTTAATGAGACGAGGAAAATAAAACTATAAGTGGAGATTTGAAAGACAGTCTCCCTAATTAAAAATGAATAAGAAATAAATATGGGAGAAGTACTACTATTATCTGAGCTTAAGAGAAAAATAGACTTGAGGTCCTCTCTTCTAATGCTACCTTCTGTGGATGAATTATTGTCTATAGTAGGGACTCAGAATCCAGATGAGCAGAGGGTGGAGCTGTATTCAGTAGCTTTAGAGAAGTGGCATTATCAAGTACCTCTCATCAGATTAAATAAAATAAAAATTAATAACGACCCACATAAATTTATAAACACTTTTAACGCATATGCTAGGAATCCGAATACTATGTGCATTTCAGAGGTTGAACTTATACCGACTAGAGTATGGTCACTTAATGGTATTTTAGGTTCATCTCGTAATTGGATATATCAGGATGGTTTCTTATCAGGAGTTTCAGAAGGAGAATATCTAATGAATGCTACCTATATGAGACCTATGTATGTTAACTATTTACAACCAACCGGGGAATTAGACCCTAAGAGTTGTATTGGTTTTATAGAGGAAAGACATGTAAGTAAGTTTGTAGACGCTTGCCTTATGGAGACTTTACAATTTATATCTCAACTAAGGAAGAACTTTGAATACCCAGATGTACCTGTTCAGATGTTTAATGGTATAGATGAGGCTAGTTCAATGATACAGACGAGTTTAGATCAGTTTTATATGGGATTAACACACGGTAAGATTTATGTGTAACTAAAGATAGACAATTAAGATGAAAATAGAAGTAAGATTGTTTCCTCTAGATACTCCTGCAGCTGATGGTTCTATTATACCTAAGCAGAGTTTTCTAGAGTACCAAAATACACCACGATATAAAGAGAGAAAACAGAATAGAAACTTTTACGGAGGGAGTACACACTTAAATAGAAACCAATCCAGAAAAGAATCTACAGGAGGAGTTGTTGGAGAAGGAGATGAACTATTATACTCTGGAAACATCACTCACATTATAGATGATTACTTTATTAGAAGACACTCAGATGGGATTGAATACGTCCACGCTACAGCAGAAGTAATGGATGACCCAGAAGAGTATGAAGGAAAAAGTAAAGAGTTAATCAAAACACTTACACGACTACTTAGAAGAGGAGTTCAGCTTCCAGTATCTGTAGTTATTTCAGCTGTATGGAAAAATGATATAGCAGTTAGAATTAAGGATATTTTAGGATTTGACTTCACTCTTTCACCAGGTTATAATAAGGCAAGTATAGTCGACATTTCTTATGAGTAGTGATTTAAAAGCTATTCTAATTGGCGTAGCGGCTAGTAAAATATTAGACAGACTCACAAGAAAGGAAGAACCTGATAGATATAGATTTCAGATAAGGTTTGATAAGAGAGGTCATAATTACGTCTACCATATGCTTTTTAGAACACGAAAGAGAGCCCACGAGGTAGCAAATGAATTATCTCAAAGAGTGGGTTATAGTAATGTAGTCGTTGAACAAATAGATTAAAAACTCATGGGAATAATTATAGTGAAACATTTTAGCGACTATAGAGATGAACACGCTTACTATGGAAAAAGAGATGGTAAGAAGTGGGGGGTTATAGCGGGTGCTGGTGCTGGAGCTGCGATAGGGAGGAAACTTGGAGGTAAATCAACTACAGGTCAAGCTATCGGCGCACTAGCAGGAGGAGCTATAGGTGGTGTTGGAGGTTTTATAGCTGGAAGTAAGATAGGAAAGAAAATAGGTAGGAAACTAGGAAGAGGATCAGAAAAGAAGAGATTTGAAGTTACCTACACAGACCCACAAACAGGAATGGATAGACATAAGAGATTTGACTTCATACAAGAGGCTCAGATTTTTCAAAGACAACATCCTGGCTCTAGAATTTCAGATCTTCACCATCAGCCTCAACAACCTAATTACACGGACGAAGAATGGTCATGATTTTAAATATAAGCGGAGTGGTTTGAGATATAGCCCTCCCAAAATGAAAATGAATATATGAACACACTAGTAGTAAACGGATTAAAGATAATCACTTCACTCTCTTATATTAAATTCATAGAGGCGGGTGTTACTCAAGTTGAAGAGGATATACCAAATTCAGTACTAGTTATTTTCTTCACCAAAGGAGCTAAAAACACTGAGTTACCTTTTGAAGTGATTATAGAGGGGGAGCTTAAGGAGTCAGACCTTCTCTCAACCTATAATCCAGTAAACAAAATAAACAATCTAAATATAAAGAAGCTGGTAGTTAATGAGTATATATTAAACCAGACTATTTTTACAGATTTAGATAAGAGTTATGCCCTTTATAATGAAGAGAGGTGTGACTTATTTATAAACCAAAACATAGAGTACGCAGATTA